CCATCATCAGCCATACCAGTAATCTCAACTTTTCCTCCATATTGGTCTGAAATTACAATAGGTTGGAATTTTGAAGAATTACCTAATGTCAATTTAAGCCACTGTGTAGCACCTGCTGTACCGAATGTGTATGCACCATATTTCTCATCAATCTTAGATGATGAGTACGTGCTTGTTGCTGAAGATTTGGTGTCGTTTAAACAACCAATCTGTCTCCAATCACTCCATGTATAAGTACTTCCATTATTATTAGACATTCCGTAACGCATATAGGTTAAACCATTTGCTGTGTCATCATCATTGGTCATATAAGTTTGTGTAATTCGTATATATTGTGCATTATCATAATAGTTGTTACTAATAATTATACCAATACGATTTACTGGTGTATTTAAACAACCATACCCAACACGATATATATGGAAACCATTTCCACTATCCATAACAATATTTGCATCCGTAAGTGATGCGTAATTTTTTGTTAATTTCTTCGCTAACTCGTCACTCGTTTTCTGACTGCTCCAAACTGTGTCGGTGCTTGCAGTTTCATCATCAATCTGTACTCCGTCTTTGCCGTTAAGCACTTCAAACGATTTCACACCCTCAACATCTGCAATGTTTACTGTGTGTCCGTTTTCACTTTCAACAGTTTCAACGATAGGGCTAAATCCATCTTCTCCTTTTGGAATTTCAAAATGGAATACCGCTTCTTTGGTTTCTTCGTCAACTGTTACTCCTGCACTTGCATCGGCATTACTTTCAACTGTTGTTACTGTGCCAATGCTAGGTATGTATGTTGTACCATCTATTCCGTCTTTACCGTCTGCACCATCTTGTCCTAATACCTTAATCGGTTCGGGATTTTCAAGATTGCCATTGTTGGTAAAACTCAAATATCCTTCTGCATCTATGCTAGGTGTAAATGTCACACCGTTATCGCCCTTAATATCAATAGGTTCGGGATTTTCCAAACCACCATTGTTTGTAAACGACAATACTCCGTTTGCATCAATACTCGGTGTAAAGGTTACTCCGTCTGCACCTTTCTCGCCATCTCTACCTGCGATACCTTGTGCACCCCTAAATGCTATTACTTGCCAATAAGTATCTGTTACTGTTCCGTCAATCGGTGGCTCGTTTGTAGGGTTATCAAGTTTACAAACATAAGTATTTCCGTCTGTATATGTAATGTAATCGCTCTTTGTGTAACTAGGTTCTGCGTTTACATCATAATCTCCTCTTGGGTTAATTGCACTTACGGCACTTTCACCAATAGGACCGCGCTCACCCTGCGGACCTTTAAGATTAGGAGTTGTAAAACTACCGCCCTTGGTTGTAATGTTAAGTCGGTAATCTTCCGTTGTGTTATCGGGGTTAGTAGTAACTGTCGGGCTAACTCCTTCGAGTCCTTGCTTTCCCTTAATATTCTTTGTGGTAAATGTACCATTCTTTGTAGTAAAGTCTAATTTATAAACTTCTTCGGTATTATCTGCGTTCTCGGTAATTGTCGGTGTTTCTCCGTCTGCTCCGGTTTCGCCAACTTCTCCACGCTCCCCTTGTTTTCCAACAAGATTTGGTGTGGTAATCGTTCCGTTTTTGTCCGTAATGTCAAGTTTGTATGTATCTGCTGTACTTGTGTTTACGGAAATAATAGGCGATACACCATCTTGTCCGTCTTGACCTTTTAAGGCTCCTGCACCCAACAATGATTCTTCGGTGTAGTCCATCCCAAGTATTAAAGCCTCTTCACCTTTTAAACTCATACGATTACACCGCCTTTCATATTCAACCACTGTTTTGTAGGTGCGTCATATTTTCCGATAATCGTACTTTCTACTCCATTCGGGTCAATCAATATCGCACTACTTCCCGTTGCAAGGTCATCATACTTCGGCAGTTTTTGACTGTCCTGCACAAATCCTTGATAATCTCTCTGATTTCCACGAACTTCTACACACTGAATGCTTCCCATATCAGGAATTTCACTCTCGTTTTCATAAGTTTGTCCGTCAAATACTACTGCCATAATTACACCTCAATCTAATAAAAAATCATTCCGCTACTTGTGTTTCTTTCTTCAAGCGGTTTTAACCGAACTCCGTATCGTGGATTGTAAACCACTAACTGATTGCATTTACCGCATTTATGTTTCATAACCATTCCTGCACCAACATAAATTGTGAATGCCTTGCGGTTACATTTTGGACAATATATTGTTTTTTCTTCTCTTTCCGCCATTGTGATACCTCTTTTACACAAAACAAAAAGGCACCGCCGTATTGACAATGCCTTTCTGCTAAAGGAGTGAATTATTATGTGAAAAATGATTGAACTTTTCTTGTATGCTCGTTTTCCACCTTAATATTACTAAATTTTTTTGTGACATATCGGACAACTTTTAAAAATTATTCTAAAAATCTGTCAAAAGCCTTTCTCACACTATCTTCTGTGTTGTTTCCGCCCATTTTATCCGCTACTTTATTCCAAGATAGCTGTTCGATAACCCTTAAATTTACAATTCTCCGTGTGTGACTATCGGAAATACCGCTAATAAACTCTTCAACTTTGTTAAGTGTTTCTAAAAGTTGCATTTCTAACTCCGATAAAGTCGCTTGCCTTGCGTATAATAGCGTTTTCTTTCTTGAATATTCGGGATATGGGAAGCCTTCGATTTGAAATGATTGCAAACCGCCAATTCCGCCCCTTACCTTGTCTTTTACCGCCCCTTGCTCTTCAATTTTAGCAATTTGATTTTCCAGTTTTTCTATTTTCTGCCGTATTTCCTTTACTTCTTGTTGCAAATCTGCATATTGAATTAAAATTTCTTTAGAAACCATATCCACCATATCCCCCTCTGAACGGATTTGCGATTGCTTCGACTTTCGCTACTGTTCCGCTTCTCATTTCATTTTCAAACAAAGCAAGTGAATCGGGCGCGTCATCATGTTTCACTTTTCCGCTTCGTGTCATTGTGGTAAGTTCTTTCATAAACTTGTAATACTGACTACTTCTATCCATTTTGCGGAAGTCTTTGAAATAATAATCACGGATAATATTATCTCTTGCATTTTCCATTCTTGTGATTTTGTTTGAACAGTTATATTTGTATCTAGCACTACATCTTCCGCCTTGTTCCGATACAAGTTGCATAACATCTCTTCCGAAATATTCTCCGGCACTATTGCTTTCAAATGTAACGGTCTTTACATTGTGTTTAATCAACATATTTGCGCATTCAGGCTTTGTAAACTGTGTTCCGGCATTGTCAAATACCACATCGACAATGTAAACTTCATTTCCGTAAACATATCCAATAGGCATTGAACAACTATCTTCTCCCTTGTCAGCACTATCGCACGCAGCCATAATTGCGTCCGGCTCTCTGTCAATAGGCAACTCCTCAAAGTAGTTAAGTTCTTTTTCGGAAAACATTCGCCCTTTTGCTTCGTAAGGTTCTTGCTGAAATTCAGCCGCCCAAGTTTCTTCAGAAACAAGTTTTCTTTCTTTGCGGTAATAGTCTGTTGTAAATATTTTTCTTAAGCCTTTGTTGTCTTTTCTGTAAATCTCCCAATTGCTTTCATCCGTAATCGGATCCAACGCAGGAACTGCCACTTCTTTCCAACGCCATTCCAGTTCATCAGCCTTTTGTTGTAAAGCGGTAATTGGGTCATATAAACTGTATTTTGTTCCTTGGATAATAATGGGTGTACCCTCTAATCTTCTACCAAGGACATCGTCCGTAACCTTTTCGCAAAGAAACTCTAATCTTTCTCTATTTCTTGCTTCTTCGTGGTTTTTTACGCAGTCATCAATGTAAACAAGCACATTTGCTTCCGTACAACCTACAATTGCACCGTCAATCGGTCTGCAAGTAAAAGTGGGAAATGTATTTTTGCTTTTTAAATCAATAGATAGGTTTTCTGCACTCTTATAGTCTTTTTCTCCTATTTTTTTCGCTTCCGGGAATACTTTTAAAAACCTTTCATAGATTACTTTTGTCTCAAATGATTGTAGTAACCCACCATAGAAACGCTTAACAAGTCCTTCGCCCTTACCGACTGCAAAAATACTTCCGTCCGGCTCTCTTCCGCCCATCATTTGCGCTAATCGCAATCCACCAGTGGTTTTTCCTGTTCTTTTTGGTTGAGAAACTGATAAAAAGTCCAATTCTCCATCATAAATTTCTTGATAGGCTTGCATTACTGGCTTTAAAACTTGTTTTCTTGGGAAATAAAACCGCTTGTAAGGGTCTTTTTCATCAATTTCGATGTAACTAAAAAAACTATCTACTAAATAAGCGGATTCCGCTTCTAAAATGTCATAATAATACAGCAATGGTTTGTATGTCGTGTCATTTTCAAACGCTAATATTTCCAAATCATCTACCGTATATCCGTTTGTTGCCTTTAAAACATAATCACTTAATAAATTTTTTGCTTTTTTTGATATTTTTAAGCCAAATTCTGCGTCTTTTTCCGTAACCAAGGCAACTTTTGAAGCACCTACATACGCTTCTACCACTTCTTCCGTAATTCCGTGTCGCTCTATATAGTTCTCATACCCATTTATCGCATTTTGCAACTCGATTGAAGCCATAAAAAATAGCACCTCATTTCTGTAATACAAAAATAAAAGTGCTACTTCACTGATACATACACCTACTTGCGTATGCCTTATTATTTATTCGTTTAATTTTTTCCAAATTTCACAAAACTTTTCAAACTCCGATTTATTCATAAGTCTTGCAAATTGCTCTTTGTTTTTTATTCTTACTTCGCATTCTGATACTATATCCGTTTCTACTGCCAAAGAAATATCAAGTGTTGCAACTTCTCCAACAGAATGACTTAAAACATAGTCACTACATCTTATTCTCTCTCCATCAATAAAAACTTCTTCACGCAATGTATCAAGTGTATTTGTTTTGAATTTATGTAGCATACTCTCACACTTTCCCAACCGTCATTTTCTTAATTCTTTTCTGATTTTGATTAACTCGTCCCAAATTTCCCACAAAATCATAATAATCCCCCAAGTTATATCGCCACTTACAAATAGCATAACGCCAAACAGTATTCTTACAAACCAATTAAACATAATTTCACATACTCCTAACATTCATTGACTTAACTTTAATTTCGCTTGCTGACTTCGTGATGTAAACATCGTTGCCTTTGGCGATTTCTTTTGAAATTTTATCAAGTTTCTTAAAAAGTTCCATTTCGATTTGCTTATCGGTCATAAATTTTCACTCCTTACTACAAGCTTTCAAATTCTTTTTCAAGCTGTTCTTTTTCCGCTTTTAACATAGCAGATAAGACAGGTTTCATTTCTTTGTTTATCGAGTAATCTGCCGAAATGCCTATAATAGAAATTCCTAATTTGTCATAACTGTTTGTTTCAATCCGTCTTAACAAAATTTCAATCTGTCTTATTCTTTCCCTTATATTCGATGCCTTGTAATATTGTTTATTTTCCATCCTCACACAACACCTTTCTGCTACAACATTTCAACATTTATTCTAAATCTATCAATTTGTCCATTTTCTGAATAATTTAGAATAATACAGTGTCCGTTTACTTTAACATTAGCACTTATTACATCTATATTACCATTTTCATCTGGTTTACCAACGCAACCATTTATGCCTAATAATGCGTCTTCAATAATTCCGACCAATTCTCTTGTTTTTAGCATAAACTATTTATTCCTTGCCTTTCTCAATCGGCTCTTCGTTATAGCGCATTTTCCATTCATCTTGGCATAATTCGATATACAACGGTGATATCACACTAGGTTTGCACATACCGATGTGTTCTCCGTAAAGTTCCATAAAATTCCATAATGTAAATTTTGTATAGCCGTCTTTATCAATTTCCGGCATTCTCGGCTCAAGTTGCTTTCCGCCTCTTTCCTTTATCCATTTGTTTAACTCATCGTACTGATGATAGTAAATTTCAACACCCAGCGGAGTAAGTTTTACTTTTATTCTGTCATTGAGATTGATTTTTGTCGGTTTTTTCGTCTCCTTACTCTCCAACTCGGCTATGCGTTGCTTTAATGATTCGTTTTCTTGCCGATAATCACTAAGAAGTCCTGATGCTGCCTTAAAATCTTTTTTCAATTCAGCAATCTTATCCTCAAACACCTTGTCGTGTTCGGAGAAGTCTAATTTAACCGATATTTCTAAAACTTTTTGAATTTCTCCGTTTTTGCCGCCTTTAAGTTCACTTACTTCGGCACTCACACCATTTTCTTTTAATTCATCAATCAATTTGCATAAAGAATCTTCACTCATTCTCCAACATCTCCTTAATATCCAAGTACAAATCGCTGTTTTCCTTAAAACAATCCTTTTTATTGGTCTTTTCTAACAACTTATTTGCATAATCAAAGTACCATCTTGCTTTATTTCGGTCTTGTTCATAAGAATTATCTGCCTTATCCCCTGCGCGATACAAATACTTATACGCATTCATAAGGCAAAAAACTATTGTCGCATTTACACCATAGTATTCTTCCATCTCTACAATACATTCTTTTCTTCCGTTTTTACTGTAATGTGACGGGTGGTTTACTTGTTCTGCCATAACTACACCTCGCTTAAATTTGTTGTTCCCCAAGGCACTACTCTTGCAGTTTCGGGAGTTAATAAAACTGTTGATTCAATCACAAGGTCAGTTCCTAAATCGTTTAATTTGTAATTTCCATCTTCGCCAACCGCATATTGTTCCAATTCACATCTAATTTCGCCCGGCATTCCAAAAAACAAAACTTGTTTAACTAATCTCGCCTTTTCGCCGTTCACATATACTTCTGTTATTGTTCCATCGCTTTCAATTCTTACTTTGGGATTTTGCATAATCTTCACTCCTTAATCAATCGTCATAATCATAATCATCTTCGCTTTTGTTATAAGGGCATTTCGGACAATAGCACTCTAACTCGCCATCGTCATTTATGAAATAATCATCACCATAACCGCCACATTCGTAGCAATAATCATCGTAGTAATCGTCCAAGGTTATTCACTCCTTAAATCTCAATCAAAGTCAATTTTCTTTTAGCGCCTAAATGAATAGATATTACATTTCCGTTTTTATCTCTGCCAACATCAGTAAGTTTGTTTACTTCAACTTCCCCAACATAAAACTGATATGGTTTGCCTTGTATTTCCAACTCATAAATAAACTCATTTATCTGCTTGCCCTTTTGCGTATGGTTGCAATTATCGTCAATTTCATACTCCGTACCGCAATAATCACAAATATTACTATGCAATGGCGCACCACAGTTTATACAAGTCTTTGCTTTCACTAAATCAACTCCGTTTCATAAAGAGGGGCGGCAAGATTTGAACTTGCATTACTAGCCCTTCAATCTAGCGTTCTCGCCGGATTTAAACTACACCCCCAAAATGGGCTACTTGCCTAATCACAGTTAATGTGCTACTCGCAAGATTTAACGCCCTAATTTACAACTATTTCCTCGCGGTTGCCGTTGTCTGCCGTATCGTTTTTAAAGTGGGAATAACACCACTGAAGCCTAAACACGGAGTTGAACCGTTCCCCCGATGGAGTGCTTGATTTACACTAATACTGCCCTCGGAATGCGCCGTCACACTGATTTAGGCGTTGCAACTTTTTAAAATGTCCCATTTATTTGTCGCAAGGGACTGTGCGTTTTAATATACAGGTGCTCCCAACCAGCGGTATGCTCAACGCCTGTACCCCCTATTGCGCTAATAGGTTTCACCGTTTTCTCTGTGCTTGCAATCACAAATGGATAAACCCACCGAACCTTTTGACGGTTCTTTAATCAGCATTCCGCTAGTGGGCTACATTGAAAGGAGATTTTGCCAAATGAACTTAAGACAAAATCGAACAGCCCCTATTGGATTCGAACCAATGTATACAAGAATCAAAATCTTGCGTCTTACCGCTTGACGAAGGGGCTTTATTTATCATTGCTATACACGAAACAACAATTAGGATTTTTTGCTTTTTCAATTAGCAAATTTCTATTAATCTTTTTATATCCGTGCATTTTTCTAAAATTATTTAACCATCCGTATTTCAAACCAACAAGGTTCATAAACGGAATTAAACCTGACCGGGCGACCACACTGTTTTCAAAATCACAGTATGTAAATCCATTTGTTTTTGCGTATAAAATCACATCTTCCTTTGTGACGCTAACAGAAACATACGGATATTTTTCAATAATTTTAAACCTAACTCCCTCTTTGAAATACTCCATAACGCTTTTTCCTTTTTTGAAAAATTTTGGGAAATTATTATTCCAGTCTTAATTGTTTTCCGCCAAGATTATTAAATGATATGCACTTAACCCTTGCTTTCCTCGAGTTGTAATCAATAGTTGTCGCAACTTCTGCTCCGCATTTGCAACAAACTCCAAACTCAAATTCGTACTCTATCTCTTTTCCGTGAAACATCTCTTTTACTTTTCTTGCTTCGGTTCTATACTTAACCAAATCTCCGCAATCTTCGCAGTATGATAATTCCAAATTACTCATTTTCTAACGCTCCTGCTTCTTTAAACGCTTGGTGCAACTTTTCGTGTTGAATAGCAAACCAATCTATCATCTCTTCGCATTCAGCCCAATCACTTTGACTTCTCAAACCACTTTCTCCTAAAAATGCGTGTATGATTTCGTGTCGCAAGATTTTTTTCTGAAACTTCTCTGGCTTTTCAACGCACATAACATCTTCTTTTGCTTCTTTCAAATCACTTATAACGATTTTCTTTGAATACTGTTCGCATAGACCGTTACATTCTTTCAACTTCGGATTGTCTTCTTCATTCTCGTAAACAACCTTGTATGTAGTTCCTAGTATTTCTATCCATTCTTTTGCCATATACTTCTCCAATCTGTATTAAGCGTATATAAATACTATATAAAGCGTATTGTATATAAATAATTATTTAAGGTATTAGTATATACATTGCTGTATTATATAATAGCCTTTTTGTGATTTTAGAAATTTTGGGTATTAAGTATAGCCGTTTTCGTATTCCGTACAGACCCCCGGGTGGGTAATCTGATGTGTTGCTATTTTAGAGTTCGTAAAACTAGCATTATACGAACTTTTCCCAATTTCCGTTGCTTTTCAGCCGTTGCCCTTAAAATCCTTTGTGCAATATTACCAACAAACTGTGCTAATCTGCCTTTTTATCAATCAAAACAGGGTTGTTTTGTCCTAGTTGTGGCAATTCGGCAGCAGTTAAAGATTGCTTGTCTGTCTGCCTACTGCTAACGCCCGGCATATTCCAGTTATGCACCTTGTTCAGCTTCGGAAGATACTTCATAGGGTTGTTTCTGCGGTCTTTCATCAGCGAAAATAGACTTTCTTCGTTATCGTCCATAATTTTTTGCTGTAAGTCGAATCGTGAAGAACT